GACGATCCGGGCGAGCCCATCCGGTCCGAACTCAAAGCGGGCACCCTCTAGGCCCTTCATGACCGCCTCCGCGAGCGCTTCGGCGCTCGGCCCGCTCGCCGGAGCCACCAGCGTCGTGGGCGCTCCCGTACCCGTACGCGATGCGGAAGCCGCTAGGGCTCCCGCCGTAGCATCCACGGTCGTCGGCACGCTTAGCGCCACGCTCCGCATGGCTGCGGCAAGGTCGGAGCGCCGAGCGTTGATGCCGTCAATCAGCATGTTGATGATCTGCTTGCCGGCATGTCCTCGGTTCAGGACGCGCGCCGGGCCTTCCTTCACCGGCGAGCCGGGCAGGAAAGACATCGCCTTGGACACGGCGCCCTTGATGGTGTCGATCACGGCACCGATCCGCGATGTGATCCCGGCCACCAGCCTCTGGATGATCGCCGCTCCGGCCGCGAAGAGCCGGCCGCCAAACCCGGTCACCGCACCAACAACTCGGCCCAGGACCCCGGTCACTACCGAGACGGCTCGACCAAAGACCGATCCGATGACCGAGACTATCCGGGCGAATATGCCGTTGACCACTCCGATGAGATTGGTCATCGTTCGGAAGGTTCCGACGATGATGGAGATGTAGCGCCGGACGATCCCGCCGGCAAAGCTCATGCCGCCGCTGATGACTGCCCGGATAGCTCCCATGACGCTCGTGACGACTCCGCGCACGATCGCCCAGCCGGCCTTGAACACCGCCCCGATGGCCTTGACAGATGAGACCACAATTGCGATGATCGCCACACCCAGAATGGTCTGGATGAGACCGAGAATGATCTGTAGCACTCCTCGGACAACTTGCTTGACGCCCTCCCAGGCCGCGCCCCATTGCCCGGTGATCAGCGACAGGAATATCTTGATGATCCCGCCGATGATGTTGAACACTCCACGGAAGATGTTTGCGATTCCGTTCAACACCAGCATGATGCCGGTCGCGAGTAGCTTGAGCGTCGAGATCACAAATGACAGAACTTGGCCGAAGATGAACCGGACAATGACGAGCAAAGGCGGCCAGACCGCGTTCCAGATAGCTCGCAGGACGTTGAAGATGGCCGTCAACTGTGGGTTGATCGACTGGAAGTATCCGATGATGGCTCGGACCCAACCAGCGATGATCGCGCCCACCCGGACGAAGATGGGGCCGAACGTCGTTGCGAGGAACTTCCCCACCGCTATCAGAGCCGGCAGGACGGTCGTCATGAAGATTTCGCCGACCCTCTGTATCACAGGGAGGGTGGCGATGAATGCCGTCTTGAGGGCGTGGCCGACAGCATCTACGACATTCCGTACCGGCTCAAACCTCTGGTACAGCAGATAGATTGCGGCGCCCAAGGCAATAACAGCAGCTATGATGCCAACCACAATCAGGAATGGCGCGAATCCAGCCGCCACCGCCAATTGAAGAGACATCATGATCGATATGATCTTGGTGACAACACCAAGTATCAGCAAGAATGCGGCGACAACGCCAGCAACAACCACAATCGCCTTTTGCATTCCAGGCGATAGCTGAGCAAATGCATTCACGAGTCCGGTGATGTACTTGACGAACGCCGTCAACGCCGGAATGACAATGGAGCCGATGACGATGGCCGCTGTCTCCAGCGAGCCCCGCATCTGCTCGATCTTGCCCTTGAGGTTATCCATACGGGTCGCAGCGACGTCGGCCGCCTTGACCTTGGTCATTGCGCCGGCCATGTTCTCGAAACCCTTGGCGCCGGCATTGGCCAAGACTGCCGCCGCTCGAATGGCATCCGAGCCGAACATGACCTCTAGGGCAGCGAGCTTTTGCTGCTGTGTCATGCCCTCCAGGGACTTCGAGAGAACTCCGGCGATGTCCGCCAGACCCTTGGCCTTACCCCGGGCATCGAAGAATTGATTGGCGCCATCCTTCGTGATAATGCCCAGTTCCTTGAACAGAGCAATCTGCTTCTTGGTGCTCGGGTTCAAGTTCAGAAGCATCGTCTTGAGCGACGTGCCGGCGTCCGACCCCTTTATGCCGGCATTGCCCATCAATGCGATCGCCGCAGAGAGATCGGCAAAGCTCAACCCGGCCAGATTCGCTGCCGCCCCGGACTGTTGGAGCGACTGCGCGAACTCCTCAACTGAGATGGCCGAGGCATTGGCCGCTCCAGCGACCAGATCCGCAACCTTCGGCAGATCCTCGGCCGACAGGTTGAAGGTGTTCATCGCGTTGGCCGCGATCTCGGCCGCTCGCGGCAGGTCGATCTCGCCGGCCGCCGCGAGCGCCACCGTAGCGTCGGCCGCGCCGTTCATGATCTCCGGGATGGTCAGGCCGGCCTTGGCCAACTCCTCCATCGCCTGAGCAGCCTGACTCGCGCTGAACTTGGTATCCGCGCCGAGCTGGAGCGCCTTCTTTCGAATGGCCTCCATCTGCTGCGTAGTGGCGCCGCTGACCGCCTTGATCCCGGATAGACGCTGCTCGAAGTTAGCTGCGGCGTTGATGGCGAGGGCGAGGCCACCCGCGATGGCAGCTCCGGCGATGGTGGAGGTACGGCCGAGACGATCCATGCTCGCACCGGCCGTCCGGCCGCGCGCCTGAAGATCGTCAACGTCGCGCTTGGCCTGGGTCGCGCCGGTCCGGTTGTACTTGAGAGCTATCTCACCCTCAGCACGACCCAGGTTGTAATCCGCCACCGCCAGCTCCTCAGCGTCTGGTGCTGTCCGTCCTCTTCGGACTGGAGGTGGTCGGTCCCCCAGGGTTCCGGAACTTCATCGGCATGTCGAGCCACTTCCGCAGGACTCGATCACGCTTCCTGTTGATCTCTTTGCTGTTCTTTCCCTCCACCGCGTCAAGCTCAGCTTCGAGCGCCCGGCCGAACGCCACCACAGCGTTGTCGAAACAGTAGGCGACATACGGCCCGTACTCATCTTCGATTCCGTACAGGTCCGACGGTCTACTTCGGACCGCTTGCGACAGCGTCCACGCCCTCCATAGACTGCTGGAGTCCCTCACGAAATCGCTCCAGGTCGGCGCTACCTCCGAGCGCGAACTGGAAGATGAACATCTTGTCGGTGAAGTCGATCTCGGCCGTGTACAGGAAGTCCGGGTCACGATCCTCAGGCGGCTCGGCGTCGCCCGGGATGAACTCGTGACGCTTGGGGTTCTTCGGGTCGGAGTGGATCGGGTCTCCGAGAGCGCGGCGGCACAACACCGCAGCGTCCTCTTCGGACGGACGGACACACGGTGGGTCCTCGCGGACAACTGGCTCGATACACGCCGCAACCACTGCGGCATCGACCATCTCCATGACCTGCGGCAACATCGCAGGGTCCTTCATCAGACCGGCCGCCTTCTCCGGCGGCAGACCCTGCTTCTCGCGAATGCCCTCCATCACGATGGGCAAGAGAGCGTCCGGGATGCGACCGGTCTTCAGAAACATCTCCGGCCCGGGACGGCGCACCACGGCGACGTTCCCGGAAGGCACCTCGATCTCGATGCCGACTGACTTCTCACGCCAGGCCGCCGCCGAGCTTCGCTGCTTGTTGGCCTGGGAAACTCGCCCCAGATCCTTGGCCTTCTCGCGCTTCGTTCCAGTAGCCACTTCTGGCCTCCTTGGACTCCGAGTGGTTCGTCTACTTCGGACTGATCAGAACGGCCCGTACACTTCGGCCGTGGTACCGGCCGCGAAGCCGGTGTTGGTCAACGCGATGTTGCCGGTGACCGGATCACGGAACCTCTGGGCGTCCAGAACGGTCGCCCGGACTCCGGTGGTGATCGGTGTGGTCACCTGGATATCCGGGTTGAACGCCTGCGCGCCCGCAGGTCCCGCGCTGTTCGGGTCATCCACGGTCGTCACCAGCGGAGTCGCCGTCGTGTTGCGCGTCACCATGAGGTAGCGACCGGTGGACTGAACGGGAATGGTGTCGGATGCGGTCATGACGGTCGGAGTGACGGCTTGGCCTTGGCCGAGCGCCACCGGAGTGATGGCGGTCATGCGATCGCCGTCGCGGTCTCGTTGAGGATGAACTCGTAGAGCCAGTCGGTCTTGCCGGTCGTGAGAGCCGGCAGGCCCTGGCCGCTCGCGCCGGTGAGCCAGAAGGCCCCATCCGACAGCTCGCCCGACAGGGTGTCGTTCGCCCGCGAGCGCAGGATGCGCGCGTGGAAGTCGCCACCGTTGTCGGAGATGCTCTGCCCCTCCTGCTGGAAGTAGGGACGGGAGTCCGTGACCTTCTTGTTG